GCGCACCTGCTCCCCGAACACGACAATGGTACGTCCGGCGTAGAGCGAAGGAAAATTCTCCGCCGCCGCCTTGGCCGCCGACCTGCTCCATGTTCTAGAGTTGAGGAGGTTCATGCGCTCGAAGCCGTCCATGTATCCCTTTCGCGTGACCTGCGGCTGACGCGTCTGCAGAAGCCTCCAGAGGCGGTAGCCGCTGCTCCCCGACGGGAACGGAGCGAGAGCGTACCTGGGATCCGCCGACAGCGGATTGTTCATTCCCAGCAGTACGGCCCTCACACCAGATTGAGCCACCGAAACACCTTCGCGAACACCTGCTCGCGGGATCCTAAAAAGCATTCCACTTTCTCCTCTTGAAAGTCGTAGTAGTGTCTGCGACTCTTTCTGTGCAGCGCCTCGATAGTCTTCTCCTGGATCTTGTGACCGCGCTCACGGACGGCCTTGACGCAGTCCTCAAGCGGCTCGTCTATCAGGGCGACCGCTATCGGCAGTCCGGCGTCCCGAAGATCGAGCAGGTTCTGCGGCTTGTCGGTGAAGTTCTTTCCCTCGTAGAGCACGTTGCATCCCAGCTCCAGAGCGTGGATCCTCATCAGCTCGTACGCCATCGGCAGACTAGGTAGCGTGTCTAGTCCACCGTTCGCTATCTCGTAGTGTCCGGGAACGTACAGATGCTTCTCGTTGATGTTGTTGTGAGTGAGAATGTACCCGGCAGGCTTCTGTCTGCCGGGATACTCCAGCTTGCGGCTCACCGGATAGAAGGACATGATCCTGCGGACCAGATGCGACTTGCCAGCACCGTTCGTTCCCAGGAGGCTGATTATCATGAGTGCTGATCCAGTTGACTGATCTCGTGCATGTTCGCCAATGCGAACTCTCGACGGTCCTTCTTGTCCATGTCGTAGCACATCAGCAGCCACTGAGGAGTCTCGTACCACTCGCTGGTTCCCCATCGCACGCTGATGGGATTGACTGTTCGCCAGCTGAACGAGCCGCGATAGTTGACGTAGCTGAAGCGAAGGGTCTGCGTCGGCCGAGCCTCGTCCTGATGCATCTCCATTATGCGAGCCAGCGCGGACAGATGATTGGTTGCCGAGGTGATCACCTCTCGAGCTCCCGTGTAGGACCACGCCGGATGCTCGCGGCACAGCCTCTCGACGCTGGCGGCCAGATCTCTCAGGCTATGCTTCTGCGCTGGCATCGTCGCCTCCTCTGGGTCCCTGATAGGCTGGCACCGGCTCGCGGTCCTTCCACGGCAGACGCACCACCTTGTCGCGCTGACCGTGCGAGAGAGCCTCCTGGATGTCTGCCGCCGTCTGCGCGTCGGGCTTGTGCAGCTTGCCCTGACCCATCAGGTCCGGCAGCAGCCCGACGCGGTAGCTGCGGTGATTGCATCCTTTACAAGGCGTGAAGTCGCGCTCGCCGCGAATGAGCTTCTCTCTCGCGGCTCCCATAGCGTCACCCTGCCACAGCTCGCCGATGTTGGTCTCGTTCGTGTTGCCCACGAAGTACGGACTGTCCCACGTGTTGCAGCACAGAGGAACGTTGCCGTCCCAGTGAATGGCGATCTGCCTGAACGGGTGATGACACCGCTTGCCCGCCATGCTGTCGTCTGGCGCGAAGGCGAGACCAGCGTAGTTGAACACCTTGCCGTGATTGCCGATCTTCTTGTCCGCGGCCTGCGACGCGAGATCCCGTATCTTCACCAGCGTCCTAGTGCCCGGTCTTCGGCGCTTGTGCGGGTTCCCGCGAATGTCCCGCGGATAGTCGTAGTAGGTGAAGCCGAGAGGATGCTTGACGCCCGATCGCAGCTTGCCCTTTTCCTCGATGGCCGCGATGACCTTCTCCACGAACTTGACGTTCTCGTAGTCGTCCAGTCCGAGGACGCTGACGCCAGCGTCGAACAGCGCGGTCACGTTCGCCACCGGACCCGGCTTCCGGAGCAGTCCCCCGGCGTTGGTCAGCATCGTGATGTGCGCCTTCGGCAGACACTCTCGAGTAGCAGCCATCATCCCCACGTAGTCCGGATGCATGGTGGGCTCGCCGCGCATGGCGAAGCCTACGCGACAGTTCCAGCCGAGAGCTCTCACGTCCGTGAGCGCCTTGACCAGCGTCTCCTTCTTCATGAACTCGTAACCCTTGCCCTGCTTCTCCTGTATCGCGGAGACCGCGCAGAATGGACAGCTGAGATTGCAGCCGCGCGTCAGCTCCAGCGTGACGTTGAACGGGGGTTCCTGAGTGCGGTATCTTCGGCGCGTCATAGGTTCTTCTCCAGTCTGTTGTAGGCCTCTAGGACCTTGTCCTTCAGATCTCGCTTCTCGCGAGCAGCCTTCAGCCACCATCGGTCCTGCTGCTCCTTCAGTATCTCTGCCCGCCTGGACATCCTGCGCTGAACGGAGGCCGCGTTGCTGACCAGGAAGTCTCCTGGATCGTAGCCTGCCTTGCGCAGCGTGTAGCCCGCCTCCTCCTGGAACACCATAGGCAGTCCGCCGCTGAGCATCTCGTAGAAGCGGTTGGGAGGCGAGTGAAAATTGCTGTGTGACTTGGCGTCCTCGAGATACAGACCGAGGCCGTGCCGTCCCAGCTCGGAGTGCAGATCCTCTATCTTCTTTACGTGTCGCACGTTGGGTCCGCTGTACTTCTGCTCGAACCGGCTCGTGGGCGAGGAGATTGTTATCGGCAGCGACGGACTGTTGAAGAACTTGTCGAACGCCTTTGTTCGGCCGGCTCGGAAGCTTCCGTAGTAGAACAGGTCTCCGGCGTCCTTCTTGTTCAGCGGCGGCTTCTCCTCCTCGAACCCCAGAGCGTTCCAGTTTATCAGCGAGCTGAGAGACGTGAGCCTGCTCTCCTTCTCGCAGGTCGTCCAGAACTCCAGGTGCGACTTGCCAGCCTTTCGTCGGTCGACGAACGCCTTGCGGAACGGTGACGTGGCGTCGCCGTCGTTGATGGGCGGAACTATGGTGTAGTCCTGCTGGATCCAGACGATGCGCTTGACGCCGCGTATGGCGTGCGACAGCGGCTCTAGATGCTTGCAGAAGGCGTATGCCCCGTTCACTATGAAGAGGACGTCCGACGTCTCGTAGAGCTCGATGGTCTCGTCGTCCACCAGCGGCAGGTTCAGCGTCTTGCTGAGAAAGAACGCCGCCTTGACCGACGCGACCATCGACTTCTCGCTGCACGTTATGAAGCTGAATATGGCTGCCTTCACGTCTCACCTCTCTGCTTCTGGAAGTCCCTGACTTGCCTTATTATCCTCTGCTTCGTGCCCGAAGCCAAGCTCTGCAGGGCTCTCACCTGCCAGCACGTGGGATCCTGCGGCGGCAGATGCGAGACGTAGTCTGCGTAGCTGAGAACGTCTCCGTAGTCGGAGTCCGTGTCCCGAGCTATCTTGAGAAGCGGATAGCTGGTGCTCATCTTCGCTCCATCCTCAGGACGTGCCAGCCTGCCTCGAAGATCGGCACGTCGCCCGTGATCTTGAAGCCGCCGCGACTGATCATGGCTAGGAACTTCTTCCTGTCGTGCTCAGCCGTGTTGCTCTTCAGCACGTACTTGTCACCGAAGCGTATCGTGCAGATGATGGCTCTCTTCGCGAGCTTCATGAAGCACCTCATGGCCGCCTGCATGGAGGGCTCGTCGATGAGGTCCAGGAACCGCACGGCCACGATCACGTCTGAGGGTGACAAGCCCTCCAGCTTTCTGGCGTCGCCGACCTGCAGGACGTAGGACGGCGGCCCCTTCTTGTTCTTCAACTTCCCTCGGGCGATGGCCAGCATCTGCTCAGAGGAGTCTACGCCCGTGACGGTGGCCACGCTCAGCTGATGATACAGATAGAAGAACCTGCCGGTTCCCACCGGGCAATCGATCACGGTCTGCGGCCGAAGCTCTGCGAGCATGTCCTCGACAGCCGCGTTCTCCTCGCCCCATCGTATCTGCTTCCTGCGCTTGGCCTCGTAGCCGCTGGCCATCTTGCCGCGATACTTTCTCGCGGTCCTGTCTCCCAGGTTGAACGCCGCAGACGGTCTCATCTATCTCCTCCCCTTGCTGTCGAAGACTACTCTTCCTGTTGATCTCTCGAAGCACGTGACCGCCGCGCTGCTGTTTCTAGCCATCGCGCCCACGAACTCCTTGCAGGCCTCCTTGCTGTCGAACTTGACCTGCTTCGGCTCCTCGCATCCGAGGAAGCTGCAGAACGTTATTAAAACGAAGAACGGACTATTATCCATTTCACTTCTCCTGTCATATGAGGACACTTTGTCCTTCCTTCTCGACGAACCTTATCATGCGAACACTCCTCTAGGTCTGCCTTCACCGTTCCTGACTCTCTCGTACTTGTCGAACTCGCAGAGCGTGTGCTCGACGTCTCGCATCTCCCACTCGGGCCACTGCCTAGGCCAGTTGCCCGGACTGCGACTGGCCGCGAGGATCAGCTGCATCTCTTCCAGCATCTTGGGTACCTTGACGCTCTTGTCCTTCTTGTTTCTACCGTGGATCCGGTTCAGTCCGCGCCTCGCCCCCGGTCCCACGTTGCACCAGCTCATGACGTCGTTCGCGTGGCAGAGAAGGTTGGTGTGTCGCAGGTCCGTGACTATCTCGTACGAGTGAAACGTGCCGAGCCACGGCTGCATCTTGAACCAGAGCCAAGCCGTCTGCAGAGACATCTTCTCCTTAATCATCTGCTTGGCAGCGTCCCTCCATCCGCTCTCCTCTCTGAAGTTCTTCAGGATCTCCAGGATCCCGTCCAGCTTGGTGAAGCCGGGGGGAGAGGTTATGATGTACGCTCCGGTGACGTAGGGACCGTCGCCGCAGATCGCCTTGACGTCCTTCTTCATGCGCCTCAGGTCGCCGGTCTGCAGGAACACCGCGAAGGCGTTGTTCTTGTCGAAGTCCAGGTGATTGAAGATGGCCTCTCCCGTGCTGATCCTGTTGAACATGCGGAACACGACCGTGGCCAGCAGCACGTCCGGTGAGTCTCTCATCTCCTCCCTCACGTTGCGCCGGAACCAGTCAGTGGTCTTGTCCAGCTCCCGGAAGACGTTCGTGAACCTGTACTTCTGCAGGATCGGGTCCTTCGTCAGGGACGACTTCCCCTCCAGACGGTTCAGGTACACCTGATGTCGCTGCCTCGCGTAGTTGAAGAAGGACTGCATCGTCATGGCTCATCTCCAGTACATCTTTGAGTGGCTTAGAGTTCCAGAACTCGGCTACGTAGCGCTCCTCCTCGCCGAAGTCCTCCTGCCGCAGGATCCAGGACAGGTAGCTCCGGTCGATCTCCCTGACGTACTTCCACTCCATGCCCTTGTACTTGCCGAAGCCCACGATCCTCTGCAGATACGGAGTGTTCGTCAGCGTCACCAGCTCGTCCGCTGTCTTGAGCGTGAGCATTCGCAGGACCAGCGCCGCGGTCGTCAGCGCGTCGGGCATCGCTCGGTGAGGGGGCCTGAGGCAGTAGGGCACCGCGAGGTCCAGCCAGTATCGCAGCACCTGATTGGAGTGCCTCGGCGCGTCCGGCCACAGGTGGCGAGAGCATCTCCAGGTGCAGATCACCTTGACGCCCGGAGCCTCCTGCGTCAGCTTGTAGCCCGACTGCTCCAGCATTCGCAGATCGAAGTCCGCGTAGTGCATCGCCACGTACTGCGAGGTCTTGATCTCCGTGAGGATGGACTTGCTGCGACTCATCAGCTCGGCCATCGTCGGCGCGTGCCTCAGCTGGTCGTCCGTGATGTGATGCACGGCTCTAGCTATCACGTTCATCGAACAGGTCGGCTTCACCAGCTGATCGTTTCCCTCCATCATCTGTAGATACTCTACGTCGACGGTCGCCACGGCCAGCTCGCACACCTGATCCTGCTCGCTGTCTCCCGTGGTCTCCGTGTCGACTACTGCTATCCGCATTCTTCATCTCCTCTGCGACGGATGAGAGCTGCGCTGACCACTTGGCCAGCGCAGCCCGACTCACTCCGCCGCGCTCCAGAGTGAGGGACAGCTGTCCCACGACTCTGGCGACGTGACGGTGCCACTGCTGTATCTTCTCACGCATCGTCCATCTGCTTGACCAGCGACCGACAGTACGCGTCGCAGATCATCTTCATCAGGTTTCTGCGCGGAAGCGACAGGTCCGACCACAAGCTCACCTCGACGGAGACGTTACGCAGGAAGTCTCGCACCTCGTCGGCAGGCTTGATCATCAGTCCCTTGGGATCTCGGGCATCCCATCCGCTGTCCAGCAGTGCGACCGCGACTTCGTCCACCGTCAGTTGACCGAGCATCGTCAGTCTGATCTTGGCTCGGACGTCTCGGAAGCGGAACGCTGTTACGTTACCTGACTTTGACTTGCCCATCATCTTCTCTCCTATAGCCACTGACAACGTCTAGCTGAGTCTCGCTGTGGCTCCACGATGGTCAGCTTCTCCCGAGCGCGAGTGGCGGCTACATACCAGACGCGCATCTCGTCCTCGGGGTTCTTCTGCATCTCCGCGAACGTGCGGGACGCCATCTCCTTCAGCAGGATCACGTGGTCGGCCTCGCCGCCCTTCGCTCCGTGTATCGTGCTGAGCGTCACTCGCGGAACTGCGGACAGCTTCTCACCTCGCTGCCGCGCCGCGCGAATGTGGTTCTTGTCTCCGGCCGGGATGAGGTCCAGCGCCTCGTGCCACGGATCCTCCCTGAGAAGCCCGCCGCTCTTCCTGAGCCACTTGAGGTCCACCACCGCGTCGTCCTCGGCCTTCGGCAGAGTCTTGAAGCCGCGCCTCACGCCGCGCTCCAGCGTCATCAGGCCGTAGATCCTGCGCACGGCCTCCACGTCCACCGTCTGTCCCTTGCGCAGCCGCTCCCAGTTCTGTATGGCGTCCAGAGTCTTTCTGCTGATGGACCAGTGCTCGTGCGGCAGTCGGCGATAGACGATGCCCTGCCGCTTGAGGGTCGGCTCTATCTGCTCGTTGAGAACGTATGCGTTTCGCGCGAGTATCAGGATCTGCCCGCTGCCGCAGTCCACGCGGTCGAAGGATAGCGCTCGCTCGATCACGCCGTCCGCTCCTCGCCGCGGCGACCACGCCTTCTCTCGTCGGTGCTTCACCCTCGATATGATCTTGTTGGCTACCTCCTGCACGGTGATCGGCACGCGATAGCTCTGCCCGAGAACCTCCACGTCGCCCCTCATGTCGATGAGGTGGTCGACGTCGGCGCCAGCCCACCGATAGATGGCCTGATCGTCGTCGCCGGCCACCGCCACTCTGTCGCATCCCTCCGCCAGACTCTCGACGACTCGCCACTGCAGATGACTGAGATCCTGGCTCTCGTCTACGAACAGCTCCTTGAGATTAAGCCGGATGCCGCTGCGCACGAACTCCATCAGCATGTCCGTGAAGTCCATCAGGTGATAGGCCTCCTTGAACTCCTGCAGCTTCTTGCTGAAGAGAAGCAGCTGAGACTTGTTCAGGTTGTCGTCGTCGGTGTTGTGCAGCCTGTTCAGCGGTATCTCGCGGATGCGTGACAAGTTCTCCATGAACATGAGCCGGTCGCCCAGACTGTATCCGGTGTAGAGGCCGTCTTCGGACATCCCTCGGCCGGTGATCTCCACTCCGGCGTACTTGGCGAACTCCTGCATTCTCGCGCCAGCCAGAACGTCGCTGCGCTTCATGCCGAGCTGCTTGAAGCACATCGAGTGAAGCGTGCTGAAGAACGGGAAGTCCTTCCTAGTCAGGTTGAACTTCTTGCAGGCACGCTCCATCGCCTCGCTCGCGGCCTTGACCGTGAAGCTGAAGTATCCCAGGCGATCAGGTGGCACGCCGCGAGCCAGCGCGTCCTCGACGAAGCTGATCAGCTTGGTGGTCTTGCCGGTCCCCGGTGGTCCCAGAACTATATCTGTCATGTGTTCAGCCCCAGATGTATCTTCTCTAGATTTCGCTTCGCGAAGTGCTCCGGACTCTTGGCCAGCACGCGACGAACCTCCGTCTCGAAGCACTCCTCGATCTTGTAGTTCAGCAGATGACACAGCACCGACAGCGTCACCAGACAGCCACCGACCTCCTGCTGCGCACTGCCCGTCGGCCGCTCGTACACCGTCTTGATCAGCAGATGAAGAGTCCTCTCGTCGACTCCGGCGCACTGGCACAGCTCGACCGCCTCCTCGGCGAAGCGAAGCGAGCGAATAGAGAAGTTCTTCATGTGCTGCTCTCCGAAGCAGCGCACGCCCCACTCGAACGATATCCTCTGCAGCGCGTCCATGATGCTCATGTTCTCATCCTTCCTGACTTGAAGCACTCCAGACATCTATGCTTCCACTGCTCCTCACCGAGCTCCTTGTAGAACGCCCATCCAGCGCCACGAAGCTTCAAGATGGCCTCGTCAAACGTACTTACTCCTGTGTCCAGGGAGTCCGGACACGTGTCGCAGTGAAACACTACGTGCTCCTTGACCCGATCTATGGTCACGATCGCCTCCTTAGGTTTCTCTGATATTCGTTTTCCAAATCATCCTCCGGTGTGTTTAGCGGCGGTTAGCGGCAGCTGCTTTTCGCGCCACGTCCGCAATGTAAGTGCTGTATAGCTTGCCGTCCTCCCCGACGAGATTGCTTTCCCACTCAGCGATGAACTCAAGAGCGAAACGCATACACTCGTTCTGCGCCTTGAGGATTTCTAGCTCTGTGGTCGGAACGTAAATCCGCATCACAATCCCTTATGGCGCATTAGCGCGGATACCAAACTATATTTCCGCATCGGGCGCAGGTGGTCCCGCCGCATACGGGATAGTGAGCATCCCCATGCCAAAGACAACACCACCAATGTTTCAATCTGCTGCGCATTATCCACCCCTTTGGCGCATTAGCGCACCACATTGACGAGCGCTGCACGCAGGCAATCATCAATGGCCCGCATCAAAAGATACTCCTCAACTTCTTCTTTGGTATTGCCATAGCCCAACTTGATAAGCTGTTTTATGGCCTCGTCGCGCTTCGTCTCTTTGGTCATTTTCCACCCTTTCAAATGCACTACGGCCAGTTCTTGTGAACGCAGCGTCCGCAGCCGTCCTCGCGGCTGACTATCTCCACCGAGTTGACGGCCTCGTAGTCGCAGATATCTACTATTATCCTCTCCAGCTCCTCCGGCTCCAGCTTCGCGAATAGCTGCTGCATGACCAAGTCTCTCAGTCCCTCGTTGGAGGTGTACGGCTGGTCGCCTCCAGACTGTCGCCAGATGCGACAGACATAGTACGGCGTCTGCACTCGTATCATGTCCTCAAACAGCATAGTCATATGTCCTGCTCCTCCCTGTCGATCTTAGGTGCGGTCAGCTCCATCAGTCCCTCTATCTTGTCCGACGGAACGTACCAAGTCCTTATCCCGCGCTCGTTGTTGATGTTGATGAAGTGCGCTCCGCCGCCCATCGCTCTTATCTTGGTCAGTATCTGGCCGCGCTTCAGGTCTCGAACACCCTCCTGCTGCAGATACTTCTCGAACGCCTTGATCGTGAAGTAGTATCGCTGCTCCTTTATCGACTCCCACGGTCTGCCCTCCATCAGGTCCTCTACCCGCTCAGCTCTGGCGCGGTTCGTGAGGAACTCCTCTAGATGCTCCTGGAACTTACCCCCGGTCCCCGCGTCCGGGGGTGCCTCTATGAGGACCAGACGGTCCATCGCCTCGGACAGCACCGACAGCCAAGCGTCCTGCTTCATGGTCTTGAAGGACTTGTTCACGCGGTTCATGCAGGCGCGATGGAAGCGCTGATACATCTGCAGGTCCTCGGTCGTGAGCTCGAGACGCTCCCCGAGGACGTCGGCGAACCATATCGGCGGGTCCGTGTCCAGCTTGCTGAGGCCGGTTATCACCGGGAATTCGCCGCCCTTGCCTATGCCGAACTTGCGCGTGCGACACAGCACGGAGTCGCAGAAGGAGCGCATGGGCTCCTCCTTGCAGGTGTACTCGTAGTCCTTCTTGCTGACGGACCTGATGATGCCGCTCACCTCGTCGGTGGGCAGCGGAGGCTTGAAGAACATCTGGTTCGCTCGCTCCAGCCGCGCCTTCCAGTTCTCCGGGTCTGCTCGCTTGTAGTACAGAGCCATCATGAACAGGGTGCGCTTGCGACCGTCCTTCTGGATCCCGGCGGAGGTGAGGTGCTGCAGGCACGGCGGTCCGTTGGCGAAGTCGTCCTGAGCCTCGTTCTTGCCGCTGGCCTTGCCCTTGCCGGTTCCGTTGTAGGTCTTTCGCCTGGAGCGGCACAGCTCCGCGAACTCGGCGACGGTCGTCTGCTTCTTCTCGGCGAAAGACACGAACTCCGCCATAGTCATCTCGGCCCCAGTCTTCTTGAGGCCGTGCTGGTTCTGCAACTTGCCGCCGAACGTGTCCCCGAAGTAGGGCATCACCATCCAGCTCCCGAGATCATTGCGCTCCACCAGGACGCGGGTCTGCTTGGGGAATATCTCGCAGTCTGCCATGCCTAGGGAGGCTGCCGCGTCTCTCAGCACGCCCTGAACGTCCGCAGCAGGCTCCGGCTCCTTGAGAAACAGGAACAGATGCAGGCCGCCGGACTTGGACCTGCACGGAACGAGAGGATACTTGGCGGCCTCCACGCGCTTGATCATCTCTATCAGGTCCACGTCGTACTCGTCGAAGTCTATACTGCCCCACGAGCAGGAGTTGTCCTCGCGTATCGGTATCACGCCGAGAGGCCGCTTGCCCGCGACGTGCTGCTCCCACAGCTCGGGAGTCACCGGCTGGCGAAGCGTCTTTGCCGTTCGCTTGATGTTCCACTTCAGCCCCTCTGGATCTTTCTCCGGGACGCCGTGCGTGCCAGACGCACCGGCGAACCCAGCGAACAGATCCATCAGTCGCTGCGTCGCGTCTCTTGACATTGACCCTCCTAGAGAAGAAGAGAGTACGGCTCGGCCAGCGCAACCGACTTTCCCCGAAGCAGATCACCTAGGAGGGGTGATGGCAGTGCCCGCTGATTTAAGACTGCCGATCTGCTCCAGACCGTACTCGGCCGGAACTATGCTGCGTCGTCCACCTCACTGCCCGACGCAGGGGCTCCGGAACCGTCAGTGTCCTCCATCTTGTCGCTGACCTTCTCGCCAGACGCGAACGCGTCATGCAGGGCCTCGGCGAGCTTGATCTCTTCCATAGTCTTGATCATGCCCTCCTTGGTGATCTCGAACTGATACCAGGAGTTCTCGCCGACAGTCCGCAGCTTGGTCCTCAAGCGCCAGTAGTACGCCCAGATCGGCGCTTCCTTGCCGCTGGGAGTCCTGAGATTGCCTAGCGCCGTCATCCAGTTGCGGCCTACCATGTGTCCGCTGCCGCTCAGCGGGATCGTGTACGGAAGCAGCTTGCCGTCCTTCTTGACGAAGCCAGAGAACTCCCTGGACTCGTTGACGGTGTTGCCGTTCGGCATCTTCCACGCCTTGCGAATGCGACCATCGTCGCCCTCCACGTCCTCCAGCGTAGCCGTAGCTGGTCGGTCGACGTGACGCGCGACGAAGCCGCCGCGATCAGGCATCCACTCGATCCAGCACTTGGTGAAGTAGCACGGCAGAAACTCCATGCCCTGATCACCGTCGATGAGGGACTCGGAGGCCTCAGCGTTGCGCAGCCAGATCGAGCCGCCCTCCGCTCCCTCCACGTACTTGTCGTGTCCCTTCAGCGCGACCTTGCTGTTGGCCTGCAGCAGATAGACCAGAGGTACGACGTTGTCCTCCATCTTCCTGCTGACGCCCTCTCCGGCGCGCTGATCCAGCGCGTCGAGAACTCCTGCCTCAACTGGCAACTGATCCTTTACCTCAGTCAGTGCGGTCTTCTTTCCTTCGTCCTTACTTGGCTTTGCCATTCTTCACTTCCTCTTGTTTCTTGAGTTCTACTACTGGATAGACCGCTGCTCCCAAGAGATCCATGTCTGCAGGGGTCAGCGGCAGTCCGTCGGCGAAGCGCCGACGGATCTCGGCGGTGAGCGTGCTGGCGTGCACTCCCACCTTGACTTCATAGTCCTTGATCTTCTGCTTCTTCAGCAGCGTGGAGAACTTCTTGGCCAGCTTATCCTGACCCTTGCCGAACTCCACCTTGAAGGAGGTCTTGGCCAGTCCGTGCAGCCATCTAAACTGCTTGAACGCCTTAGCGCGTCGCTCGTCGTCCGGCAGCTTGGCCGAGTACAGCGTAACCAGCTTCGCGTCGTACGGCGGAAGATTGCCCTCCGCGCCTATGGACAGGCTCTTCACTCCCATGCTCTGAAACATGGACACCAGTTCGCCGGAGATCCTGAAGCTGCCCACGATGCTGGATCGCTTGTCTCTCAGCTCCTGCAGCCGCTCCTCAACCCCCGCTATCTCCAGATCCAGACCGCGAACCTCGGCGATCTTAGTTCTCAACTTCTTGAGACTATCCTCGCTGACAGACCCGCCGCGCTTCTCGAGCGCGGCCTCGACACCCGCGTCAATCTTCTGTGGCTTCATGAGATCCTCCTAAGTCCCCCAGTCTGCGCTCAGCCGGGGGCGAAGGCAAGAAGCCCTCTGGGCTTCGCTGCAGGCATGGCGTAGGCTACCCGGCATGTTCAAGTCGAAGACAGAGCAGATGAGCCACCAGCGCGAGGCGCTGTCCGTTCGTCTCACAAGGCGACCCAAGCGTCCGTCCTCGGAGGACGTGATGGCTTGGCTCATGGACAAGGGAACCGGCAAGACGAAGGTGATCCTCGACGAGTGGCAGGATCGCGTCGGCAGAGACGACCTAGAGGTGCTGGTCGTGGTCGCGCCGAAGGGAGCCTATCGTAACTGGTTCGAGGACAAGAGCGACATCCAGAGAGCCGAGATCAAGGTGCATCTAGACGACGCGCTGCTCAAGAAGATGAGCTGGGCAGCGTGGACGTCAGGCGCGGAGAGCAGACGAAAGAGGGAGTTTCTGCTGAAGCAGAGGGGACCTCGCGCCTTCTTCATCAACATCGAGGCGTTCAGCGGCGGCAGCAAGAAGGCGAAGGGAAAGGCGGAGGTCTACGTCGAGACGCTGCTGCGATCAGTCCCCAAGGAGAGAGCCATGCTGGCGGTGGACGAGTCCACCAAGATGAGAGGCGACACGAACAGAACCGCCGCCCTGCAGCGACTTCGAGAGTTCGCCGGAACGCGGCGCATAATGTCCGGCCTCGTGACGCCGAAGTCGCCGCTGGACCTGTTCAGGCAGTTCTCGTTCCTGGACTGGCGCATCCTCGGCATCGAGTCGCCGATAGAGTTCCGCAACCGATACGCCGTGATCGAGAAGCAGTGCTTCGTGCCGAACGCGATGCTTCGCGGCAAGCTGGCTCGCGTGTATCGCGGCTCACCGACGGACGTGCAGCGCATGACGCGCACCATGCTGCTGGACGAGCTAGAGAAGTATCGCGTCTACGTGCAGATGGTACCCATCATCAAGAGCTACAAGAACCTGGACGAGCTGCACGCCAAGATCGCGCCGTACTCCTATCGCGTCCTGAAGGAGGAGTGCCTGGACCTGGAGCCGAAGGTCTTCATGACTCGAGACGTGGAGCTGACCGAGGAGCAGACGGAGCTCTACGAGTCTCTGCGCAAGACTGCCACGGCAGAGCTGGACGGAGAGTTCGTGGTTGCGAAGGCCGTCGTCTCTCGGATGCTGAGGATGCATCAGATACTGTG